CTTAGAAAAAGAAATTGAAAAATATGAAGCTAATTAAACCTTATTTTGAAATTATAGAACAGGAATCTGGACTTGAAGGTATTTATAAACAAATTGAACTCGCAGGAAGAACTTGTTATAAATCAGAAGATAAAATAACTCCTGATTCTGCTAAAGGATTTGTCGATAGAATGATCAAATCTGGTCATGGCGCTATGCTAGAACATGGTACTGTATATTTAAAAGCTGATTCTGAATTTTATAATCCTTTTATTCAACCAGAAGACGGAGAGGAAGAAGAATACAATGATTTATTTAAATATGGCGATAATAACTATTCGGTTTGTCATGAACAAAGAAGTGTAAATGGAAATACGATTTATGTCACCACTAATCTTAGAGTATTAGTAGAAAATAACTGGCTTGATGATCTAAAATATCTCTGTGAACCTACTGAATATCATGAAAAACGAATTACAGTAAAGTTTATTTGTGATCGTGGTGTATCCCATGAATTAGTACGTCATAGAGTATTCTCCTTTGCTCAGGAATCTACCCGTCAAGAAACAATGGCGGCTTAAATAAGTAATTATTTATGCATAACCCAGTGAATTGCTGGAAGGCTAAAATTTATTAAACTTTTCTACAAGTTTGGATATATCCAAATTTATCATTAACTTTGTTACAGTAATAAATATAAAATTTTTAAGCTATGAGAAAAATGGATATTAACGTAGGTGATAAATTTGGAGATTGAACTGTAACAAATATAAATGTTCCATCAAAGAATAAAAGTAGATATGTATTATGTCAGTGTAAATGTGGCTATATGGGAGAAGTTAATGCCTCAGCCCTTAGAACTGGAAGGAGTTCTAGCTGTAAATCCTGTGCCAAAAGGAAAAATACCACAATTTTAAAAGTAGGAAGTAAATACAAACATTGGACTATACTAGAAGGTCCAATATACAAAAATTCTACTGCTTATTACAAAGTTAGATGTGATTGTGGGACTGAAACCTATAAGTTACCTATAGAACTTCTTTATAAAGATAGGGACTTTCAATGTGAAAAATGTGCTCATAAAGAGAATATGGAAAATATTAGAAAGAAAAATGGAGAAGTTGGAGAACTTACTAAAACTGAATATACTAGGCTTAAGAGGTCTGCTGAAAAGAGAGCTTATGTTTTTGAGGTTTCTATAGAATACTTATGGAATCTATTTCAAGAACAAAAACAAATTTGTGCTATTACTGGGGATTATATCCCTAATATAGAAGAAGCTTCTCTTGATAGAATAGACTCCTCTAAAGGGTATATTGAAGGTAATGTTCAATGGGTAACTTATCAAGCTAACTTAAGTAAACATGTTATGACAATGGAACAATTATACGAGTTTTGTAGAAAAGTATTAAATCATGCTAATCAGCAGCCAAGCCAGAGGTTAACAACTCTGGAAGGTTCAGAGACTAATTGATGAAACTATGTCTAAAATAATTTTTGAATGTCCTGTATTACAGGAATTTTGGGACAAATATATAGCCAATAGAGATTGGAATAAAACTTGTAAAGAGATTAGTACAATTCTTGATGGCTTAGAGTATTTTAGTGTAGAATATAATTCAAACACGAGTGCTGGACATCCTTTATAGGATGATGATATAGTCCGATACTCTTCTGAAAAGAAGAGAGTTAAGGATAAAGAGCCTTAATGTAACAAATGTATTGTAATTACAGTAAGGATAAGTTTGGAAAAGAACTCACTTTTATTATTCCATGTTGGTTAGATATCCCAGAGGGTCAAAGTTATTGATATGACGGCCTTGGATATCGTGTAGGAGCTGATATACAGAATCAGAACTTTGGGTACATTAAACGATCTTCAAATTATGGTAATTTTTTAAATGCATTAGAAAACGATGAAAATGTTTATTTACGTTTACTAAATGAAGGTTGAACTCCTCAACAAGCAAGATCAGTTCTTCCTAATGCTCTTAAAACAGAATTAGTAATGACTGGAACTCTTGAACAATGGAAAGGATTCTTTAAGTTACGTAGTCCATTATATGGAGCAATAGGAGCTCATCCTCAAGCAGCAGAACTAGCAGATAAACTGTATATACAGTTTAAGGAGAAAAATTATATTTAAAATGAGCCATTATAAAGAAACAGTACAGTATGATCATATAGATGAAGAACAAGAACATTCTTTTAGACATCTTTATGCAGATTGAAATTCTAAAACAAATACTGTAACTGTATGAAATAAAGAAGGTATAGTTATATATAGTGGATACGATGATGAAGCTAAAGCTTTAGGTTGTTTATTATCTAATATTAGATGTCAAAAAATCGATAAATTTCCACATGAAGATTAAAAAATTTAAGATATGCAACTCATTAAAGCATGTAAAGAATTAATGATTAGAGAGCCCTTTTATGGGCTCTTTCTTCTTAATTTAAATAAAGAAATATCTGATACATATGTAGATACAGCTTGTGTTTCTAGAAATGGAGTAAATTCTAAACTAGTTATAAATCCTAATTACTGAGATAAATTAACTGACAATCAGCAGTTAGGTTTATTAAAACATGAGCTAATTCATATATGTTTTAACCACATGTTTATTGAATCAGAACTTCGAATTAGTGATCATAAATTATTTAATATTGCTTGCGATTTAGTTTGTGATCAATACATAAAAGATGTTCCTGATAATATGTGGGATCAACTAAAAGACAAATATCCTGATTTAGTAAAAAACTTAGAAAAGGATAAAGGTGCAAAATATTATTATGAAGAGCTAATAAAAT